CCCACCATGCGCGGCACGGTGCGGCCCGTACACCAGCAAGCCGCCGCGCTGGCCCTGGCCGCCCTGGGTGGCCGCGCCACCGCCGCCGCCCTGGCCGCGTACGTGCAGGCCAACGCTGCCGCCCTGGCCCACACCATGCGCGGCAACGTGCCCAGCCCCGCGCACGCCACCGCCGCCAACGTGGCGCAGGCCACCGCGCCCGGCAACTTGCGTTGCACATGGGCTAACGGCGTGGTGGCCTTGGCCCCCCTGGCCTAGCGGCCCTGGCAATTGTAAAAGCAGGCCCCTACGGGGGCCTGCTTTTTACCACCCCGTATGCCTGTATGGTTATACACTACCATTGCGGTTTGCCGCCCTCCCCAGTTCCCCCACACTGACGACTTTCAACTCTGCTACCCATAAGCTACGCGACGTGCCTTACTCAGCACAGAGAACATAGTCTGGGGAAGCACAGAGCGCAGAGAAGCACAGAGTCCAGAGCGCAGAGCTCCCAGTATCCCAGCCTCGCGCAACGTGAGGAATAAGACCCTTGCGCCACCATCACCCCTGCCCTATACTGTCCAATGGAGAATACGGCATGGCTCAGACCCAGAACCACAATCCAGTCTTCACTGACCCCATGGCCCAGAATTCGCCGCTGCTCAAGTCTCTGGAAGCCTACAAGGCTTACGAGCTGCGACTCCAGGGCCACTCCTACGTGGAAATCGGCGACCGGATGAAGCTCAGCCCCATAGAGGCCCGGAACTACGTTCGGCAGGGCCTCACCTACATCCAGGAAGAGCTGGCGGAAAAGGTGGAGGAGATGCGCACTCTTGAGTTGGAGCGTATCGATTCCATGCTGGAAGCCCACTGGGCCAGTCGTCACATCCCACGCCACGCCGACGTGATCCTGAAGTTGCAGGAACGGCGAGCCAAGCTCGTGGGCCTGGACGTCCCCACCACCGACGTGAGCGATGCGGCCACCACCCTGCGCGACTTCCTCCTGAAGGCGGCGGACAACATGGGTTTTGCGCCCCCACCCCCAGAGCCCGATCCTTCAGAGGAGTCCTAGGCATGGGGGGACTTACCTCGCGGTGGACCGACCTGCGGCGGATTGACGAGCAGCTACGCTACGTCAACTCGCCGCACAGGTTCAACGTCGTGCCTGCGGGGCGGAGGTCGGGGAAGACAGAGCTGGCGAAAAGGAAGCTGGTGCTGCGGGCGCTGCTGCCCCAGGGGTGCCCGGGAGGGTCAGCCTTTCCGGACCCGCACTACTTCTGTGCCGCCCCCACTCGGGATCAGGCCAAGAGAATCTATTGGAACGACATTAAGCGGCTGATCCCGAGGGAACTTCTGCGTCGGAATGGGACGTCGGAGACGGAACTGACGATCACGACGGCCATGAACTCGACGATCAGCATCGTCGGTATGGACAAGCCGGAGCGCATTGAAGGTTCGCCGTGGGACGGTGGCATCCTGGACGAGTATGGGAACATGAAGGCCCACGCCTGGGGAGCCAACGTGCGGCCCGCCCTGGCCGACAGGCAGGGCTGGTGCGACCTGATCGGGGTGCCTGAGGGACGGAACCACTACTATGAAATGAGCGAGAAGGCGAAGGCGTCCATGCTGGAGCGCGGGCCTGCCAGCGAGTGGGGGTTCTTCCATTGGAAGTCTTCGCTCATCCTGCCTGAGGCGGAGATTCGTGCTGCTCGGGAGAACCTGGACCAGTTGACGTTCGAGCAGGAGTATGAGGGCAGCTTCATCAACTTCCACGGGCGGGCCTACTACGCCTACACCGACGCGAACAAGGCCGCGCTGGAGATTGATCCGACTGCCGACCTGAAGTTCTGCTTTGACTTTAACGTGGAGCCGGGCGTCGCGGCCGTCTGCCAGGAGGGGCTCCTGCCCAACGGGCTCGTCGGCACGAAGGTGATCGGCGAGGTATGGATTCCGCAGAACTCGAACACCGTGGCCGTGTGCAGCCGACTCGTGCAGGACTGGAAGCTGCCGCAGTTCACGGGCGACGTCTACGTCTACGGCGACGCCACGGGCGGGAACAGGGGCACGGCGAAAGTCGCGGGAAGCGACTGGGATCTCGTGCTTGAGGTTCTGCGGCCCGCCTGGGGCGAGCGGCTGAAGATGCGGGTGGGCAGGACGAACCCGGCAGAGCGAGCGCGTGTCAACAGCGTGAACTCCAGGTGCTGCTCGGCCACGGGCGACAGGCGGCTGTTCGTCGATCTCCGGAAGGCGGAGTTTGTGAGCCGCGACCTCGACGGCGTTCGGCTGTTGGAAGGCGGCAGTGGTGAGATTGACAAGAGTGGCGACAAGCGCCTGACGCACATCTCCGACGCGCTGGGCTACTACATCTCTTACGAATTCATGGCGGGCCAGGGTCTGGCCATCGCACGAACCATCTTTGGCTAGGAGCCGCGATGCCCATCAACTCCCCCCACCCCCAGCACGAGAAGTTCATTGACCGATGGCAGCGGTGCCGCGACGCCGTGGAGGGCCAGGACGCCATCAAGGACGCGGGTGAGGCGTATCTGCCCCGGCTGAGCGGACACACGCGCGACTTCAGCGGGCAGCAAGCCTACGACGCCTACAAGGGACGCGCCCTGTGGTTCGGAGCCACCGACAGGACGCTACGCGGTTACGTCGGCGCGATCATGCGGAACGATCCGAGCTTCCTGGTGCCCGATGTTCTCAAGCCGCGGATGCTGGATGTGACCGATGCCCACCAGACGGCCGTCCAGTTCACGCACACCATGGTCAAGGAGCTGATGACCACGGGGCGGCTGGGCCTGCTCGTGGACCGCGACGACGAGGGCGCCGACGAACTGCCCTACTTCAAGCTCTACTACCCGGAGAACATCCTGAATTGGATCATCGAGGACGAAGTGATCCAGGCGCTCACGCTCCATGAGACGGTTTACCAGCCGAAGGACAACGATCCCTACGAACTGGAGTCCGTGGCGCAGATTCGTGAGCTGAAGATGGACAACGGGGTCTATACTGTGGCCCTGTGGCAGCGAGAAAAGAGCGCCGACGGCGAGTTGAAGGAAACGTGGACGCCCATTTCCACGATTACGCCGACTTTTCGGGGCACACCGCTGGATCGAGTGCCGTTTTTCTTCGCATCGGCCGACGAAGACGCGACTTCGTGCTCTAAACCACCGATTTTGGACCTTGTGGACGCGAATATCAACCATTATCAGCTCGATGCTGACTATCGGCACGGTTTGCACTTCACGGCGCTGCCCACGGCAGTCTTCACGGGCGTCGATGAGGGAAAAGCCTACTATCTCGGCTCCGAGGGCGCGTTGATCCTTCGCAATGAGAACGCCAAGGCGTTTTTCCTGGAATTCCAGGGGCTCGGATTGACTGCAATCAAGGATGCTATGGAGGAGCGTAAAGCCCAGATGGCCAGTCTGGGCGCTCAGCTTCTCCAGCGTGGCCAGCGGGGGCGCGGTGTTGAGACCGCCGAAGCCGCCAGAATCCAGAACAGTGGCGAAACTTCGCTGCTGGCCACGATCGTGGGCCGAACGGAAGAGTGCTTGGAGCAGGCGTTCGCCTTCATGGCGACCTGGGCGGGCGTCCCCACCACCGAGGAGGACGTGGAAGTCAACATGAACCGCGATTTCATCGACGCCACGTTGAACGCCGAGGAAATCAACGCCCTGGTCGCGGCATGGCAGGCCGGGTCCATTACCACCGACGTCTTGTTCTGGAATTTCCAGCGCGGCGGCGTCATCGACCCCAAGGTGACCGTGGAAGAGTTCAAAACGGCCCAAGAAACCGAGCTGGCCGCAAAGCAGGCGCAAGCCGTGGCACACGCAGGCAATCTAGCTGCTGTCAAAGCCACTCAGGACGCCTCTGGAGCCGCCAAAGGGGGCGCACCGGGCACAGGTGGCCAAAAGGGTGTTGAAGGCGGTTCTGGGGCCAGCAATATGGACGGGGTATCCAACCAATGACCTATCCACGTTCCGACTCTGAGACCTTTTTGCTGACGCAAGCCAGCGATATTGAGAACACGGCCTACCTCGTGATTATGGTGGGCAAGAGCGACGGAACGTTCATCCAGCATGTGGCGAATTTCGAAGAAATCTCTTGGGCGGTTCTGTTGGGCAGAATGGAAATTACCAAGCACGAAATTCTCACAAACCGTGTTACCCTGGCTGCGTCCACTGCCGATGGCGAGCTGCTTGAAACGGAGGACGACAATGAAACTGAAGACTGACACAAAGTTCCAAGTTGCTGGTGTCGAGTGCCATGGTGTCCAAATTCTCACAGAAACGGGTGAACAACTGGAAAACATCGTTTCCCTCGACACCGATACCGGAGAATACGAACAGTATGTCCGCGGTGCCGATGGAAACTTTGTTTCCGATGCGCTTGGGCAGACGTTCCTCACGAAGAAGGGGCTGGCGCTCCAGTTCTTCTTCGTCCTTACCCTGGGGCCGCGCAAGGATCTCCTGGCGCAACCTGAAGTCCACTAGGAGACCATCATGGTCAGCATTCTGAGCAAGGCAGGCGTGAACCACAGCGAAAAGGTCCCCACCCCGCAGGAAATCGTCAGCAAGGCCGGGGAAACCCATGACGGCCATGGGAAGAACAGCACTCCCGGCCAGAACAAGTCCAACAACTCAGGCGCGGCCGACGGCCACGCTTGCTGCTAGTCAACCCTGACGTCCCGGTGGGCGTCTAACGCAGCGGTGCTGCATCGGAGTAGTTATGACTCTCAAACCCGTTATCCATTCGCTGGAAGAAGTGGCGGAGCCGCTTCGCGCCGAATACATCCGGCAGGCGGATGGAACCTTCATGCTGGATACGAACGTGGAAGAGCATCCGTCCCTTCAGGGCCTGAAGAGCGCGCTCACTCATGTCCGTACCGAGCTGAAGACCACTAAGGAAGACGCTGCCCGCTTCCAGGGCATGGACCCCGAGAAGTATCGGCTTCTCCAGGCACAGGAACAGCAGATCAAGGAAGGCAAGCTCATCGCCGAGGGCAAGGTGGACGAGCTCGTGGCTCTGCGGACGCAGGCGCTTCGGGAAAGTCTGGTGGCAGAAACCACCCAGGAGCGCACCAAGCGCGAGTCACTGGAGAAGCAGCTCAACACCCTGGTCATCGACAACGCCGTGCAGTCCGCCGCCGCGAAGCTGGGCGTGAAGAAAACCGCGCTGGACGACGTCCTCAACCGCGCCCGCTCGGTGTTCCGCACCCAGGACGGGCAGGCCGTCGCCTTCCAGGGTGAAAATCCCGTCTACGCCAAGGACGGTGTGCATCTGCTGGGGATCGAGGAGTGGCTGAGCGCCCTTCCGGCCACGGCGAGTCATCTGTTCGAAGAGTCCGCAGGCGGCGGGGCCAAGGGTGGAACTCCTGGCAAGCCCGCCATCGCAGGCCCCGGTTCGGTCGCGCGGGGCGACAATCAGGCGTTCCTGGCCAACCTGGACGCCATCGCCAAGGGCAAAGTTCGCGTCGTGTAAATACCCCTTGCGCGGGCGGGGAATCAGCCCTATACTGCCATCATATGATGAGCTTCCGGTGGTTGCTCACCCATACTGGGCGGTGGAACCGCGAGTTGGGTCAAACGTCAACCATCCTTTCAACCACCAGGAGAAGCCAACATGGCCGTGTCCAACACCCTCACCGCGATCATCCCCACGATCTTCGCGCAGGGGCTCAGTGCGCTGCGAAACCGCTGCGTCATGCCGTCCCTGATCAACAACAGCTACGCCACCAACGCGATGGAGAAGGGGCAGGTCATCAGCATCCCCATCCCCTCCGACATCACCACGAACGCCGTCGTGCCCGGCCCCTACGCTCCGGACTCCGGCAACGTGGCGCCGACCGTCGCACAGATCACACTCAGCAACTGGCAGGAAGCCGCGTTCACCCTGAACGAGCAGGAACTCGGCAACATCGTGAGCGGCTACCCCAGCCGTCAGGTGACCGCCGCCATCTCGGCGCTGGCTGACTACGTCAACAGCACGATCTTCGCCTGCCATGTCGGCGTGAACAACTACGTCGGCACCGCTGGCACCGCCCCCTTCCAGTCCGCTGTGGACGCGGCCGTCGACGCCAAGGAGCGCCTCACCCAGTACAAGACCCCCTACGGAGATCGTCGGCTCGTCATGGACACGAAGGCCATGGGCTACGCCCTGAAGCTCGGCGCCTTCGCCTACATGCTGAACTCCAACGACCCGAGTGTCATGCGTGAAGGCGATATGGGGCACAAGTACGGCTTCGACTGGTTCGAAGACCAGCAGGTTCCCCGTCACGTCTCCGGCACCATCACCACCGGGCTGGCCGTCAAGGTCGGCGGCGGCGGCGGCACCGCTGGCGCGAAGTCCTTCACCGCCACGACCGCCGTTTCCACGGGTGCCTGCGCTCTGCTCGTCGGCGACATCATCGCCATCGCGGGCCACGACCGCACCTACGCCCTGACCGCCAACGCGACCCAGGCCTCGGCCGCCACCGACGTCACCCTGACGATCAACGCCCCGCTCCAGTATGCCCTGGCGGGCTCCGAAGCGATCACCGTCATCGCCAGCCACACCGTCAACCTCGCATTCCACGCCGACGCCTTCGGCTTCGCCTCCCGCACCCTCGCCCCCGTGGCGGGCGCCGAGCCGAACCCGTTCAGCATGGAAGTGGCCGACCCCGTCAGCGGCCTGACCCTCCGCCTCCAGGTGCGGGAAGAGTTCCACCGCATCCGCTGGGCCTTCGACCTGCTCTGGGGCGTGTCCCTCGTGCGGCCCGACCTCAGCCTCCGAGTGCTGGGCCAGTAGTTCTCCGTCAACAACTACCGGACCGGGGGGTGCAAACTTCCCGGTCCTTTTCACTGAAAGGAAGTTTCCATGAACATCGAAGATATGGCCCCCATCCCGACGGTCAAGATCAAGACCGAGAACCACGAGGGCGGCTACCTCATCATCAACGAGTCGGACTTCGACACCGACACCATGGAGCTCTTCGACGCGCCCGAGACGCCTGACCAGAACTCCGTCGTCCTGCGGAAGAAGAAGTAAGCCATGGCCGCTGCTCCTCCAATCGTCCTGAACGCGACTCCTGGCGACCCCGCCGCGAACACCTACGCGCTCCTGACGGAGGCGGAGACCTACCATGCCTCTCGCGGCTTCAACACCAACTGGACCAGCGCCACCGATGGACAGAAGAACATCGTGCTGGCCTGGGCCACCAAGCTTCTGGACCAGCAGACCTGGAAGGGCGTCAAGGCTGTCAAGACTGGCGCCCTTCGCTGGCCCCAGATCGGGCAGGTGGACAGGGACTTCCTCATCGTAGATGGCTCTACCATTCCGCAGTTCATCAAGGAAGCCTGCGCCGAGTGGGCCTTCTACCTGCTGGGGGAGGACCGAACAGACGATGAAGGCGGGCTGGTGCAGTATGGCGGCAAGACAGGCCCGGTGTTCGACCCTACCATGTATATCCGAGATCCCATGCCGGAGTCGGTCCGCGACATTCTCTACCCCTACCTGCTGAACGGCAGTGACACCTACGCACCCCTGAGGCGAATGTGAGCTACACGGGCATCATCAAGAGAAACGGCAAAGCTGTGACATGGATCCCCATGTCCGGCACGGGCCGCGTCTATGATGTTTCGTCGCAGTCCATGATCGGTATTCCTGATGACATCGGGACAACGATCTACGCCGTCATTGACGGATACATGAGCCAAGCGGGCAAGGTGCGCGGTGAGCAATTCGACCCCGGCACCCTGATCATGGGTGGGTTGCTCAACATCTTCACTACCGCGCCTGTTCACATTGGGGACCGCGTCATCATCGATGGTATCGGCTACTCGGTGAATTGGATCAAAACCATCTGGAAAAAGGACGCGATCATTCTGCGGGAAGCGCAGGTGTCCCAGTGAGCTCCGTGCAGAGATCGTTCACCGCCGCCATCAAGGACTTCACGAAAGTGGTCCCGGCGCGTATGGACGAAATCATCCGCATCACGGCGCGCGACTTGCTGTGGGATGTTCGTTCGGTGTGGCCCGTGTGGTCCGGCTGGTCAATTCTTAGCTGGTTCATCACTCTGGACAAGGGCGATGCCTACGTCTACGAGCCCCGGCCCCCCAAGCCGAAGCAGGCTCTCCATGCTGTTCATCTTCCGGATCAGAACATGCCGGACATCCGCTGGGGCGACCGAATCTACATCAAGAATAACGTCCCTTACGCGGGGCACACCACCAGCGAAAGTGGTGATTCTGTGGGGGTGTTTGACAGACATCCAGAAGCGGAATCTAACCTCAAGATCTCCGTTCAGCGAGCGCAGCGCACCGTCATTCGGGAAGCGAAGAGGCTGTGCAAATGAACTGGTCCGACGTAGTCACTTCTCTGGAAACCTACCTGACAACCATTGGCCTGGAACTTCCCATGGCCTACGACAACATCAAATACCAATCAGTTCCTGGCACCCCTTACTTACGAGTCTCTCATCATCCAGTTGATACAACCCCCCTGACCCTTGGTTCGCACGGTGTGATGGAAACCGTCGGCATCATGATCTTGGGTCTCAACTATCCGGCGGGATCAGGTAGCGGTGCTGCACTTTCCAAAGCGGACAGTTTGTCCTTGAGTTTCTTGCCAGGAAGTTCGCTAGCCGCTGGTAGCGGCTCGATCATTATTGACAAGACCACTCTGGGCAGCAAACAACCAGGAGTCACTCCCGACTGGTTTACCTATCCAGTCACTGTCTACTACAAGGCGTATCACAACTACTAGGAGACCGCACCATGGCAACCTATTCCTCTGGCTCTTCCGTAGTCTGGCGTATCATCGCCGAGTCCACCTACGGAACCCTCCCTGGCACCGCGATGAACACCCTGCGGCCCAAGGCGTCCAACGTCGACCTGAAAAAGGACGCCTACACGTCTGACGAAGTTCGTTCGGACCGTGGCATTTCCGACGTCCGCCACGGTATGCGGAAAGTGGAAGGTTCGCTCGTGGGCGAGCTCATCTACGCCGACTGGGACCCGCTTTTCCAGGGCATGTTCCTGAATACGTGGCTTCCGGGCGGGGCCGTCGCGAACATGGTCCTCTACAACGGCGTGACCCTGTCCTCGTTCTGCTTGGAACAGGGTTTCACCGACATCGCGCAGTATCGCCTCTTCAAGGGCGTGTGCGTGAGCAAGTGGAAGCTGTCCGTCAAGCCGAACGCGCTGGCCGAAGTCACCTTCGACCTCATCGGCCAGGACGGCACCGTCTCCGGTTCTGCCGCCGCGAACACCACGACCGCCGCCACGAAGAACAGCCCCATGTCCTACGCCAACGGTGTGATCACCGAAGGCGGCACGACCATCGCCTACGTCACCGGAATCGAAATGGACGTGGACAATGGTCTCATGCAGCCGGGTGTCGTCGGCAGCGCCCTGGCCCCCGCTGTCCTGTGGGGCCGCTGCACCGTCAAGGGCACCGTGACCGCCCTGTTCAAGGACTCCACGCTGCTCGCCAAGTTCATCAACGAAACGACCAGCCAGCTCCAGTTCTCGCTGAGCGACCCCCAGGGCAACACGGTCACCTTCCTGCTGCCCAACATCAAATACACGGGCGGCACCATCGCCCCGCCCAAGGACGGAGCGGCCATCCTGACCCTCCCCTTCCAGGCCCTACAGCAGACCGCCGCCACGGCGGCTGGCGTCACCACCTACCAGATCACTGCCGCCACCCGAACCCTCACCCGCGTTGGTGGATCGTTCATCACCGACGGCTTCCAGGTGGGCGACATCGTCACCCTGACGAATTTCACCAGCGGCGGCAACAATGGCAACTTCGTGGTCGCGACCTGCGCGGCCCTCACCATGACATTCATCGCCGTGCCCACCAACACGATGGTGGACGAGGCCCCCGCACTCGGCTCCCGCACCTGCGTCGGCCCCGCCTTCACGCTGGGCTTCACCAAGTTCTAACCTCGGCGCCTCCCGGTGCCCTTCAATGGAGTAGTTCAATGGGCAGCATTGACCTTTTCAATTTCACAAGCGACAAGGCGAACATCCCGGTGGATGTGGTGCTCAAGCATCCCGTCACCGGGATGGACACCGATGTAGTGATCCAGATCGTGGGTGTCGATTCCACCGCCGCGCAGGAGTGCATGGACAAGCAGCAGGCCGAGCGGTTCACCGCGATGACCACCAGCGACAGTGTGGCCGTTTCGTTCGACCCCAAGCAGAATCGGAAACAGCTCCTGGATCTGCTTACGGCCTGCACCGTCGGCTGGAAGAACATGTCCTACAACGGCGTGGATCTGGAGTTCAACTCCGACAACGCTCGCATGGTCTACGCCAGTGTGCCCTTCGTGCGTGACCAGATCAACAAGGCCACCGGGAGCAGGAAGATTTTTTTCAAGGACTGAGGCTGAAACTTCATGAATTCGCTGAGAAAACCTTCGCGCTTGATGTTCCGGGGAAGGAAGGCGGCACCCTGCGGGGCCACGTTGACCTTCTCCGGAAGCAGGGGCACGATGTCAGCGAGTTCATGCCCCCGCCGCTACCTCCTGAATGCCGTCACATTTGGGCATGGTTCAATGAGCTTGCGTTGGGGCGTCAGAGCAGTGGGATGGTGCCCTGTGCCCTTCCGGCCGCAGAAATTCTGGCGTGGTCTCAGCTTCGGGGAATCCGAATAGGTTCTTTCGAGTTCACTTGCTTACGCGAGCTGGACTTGCTCTTCCTCAGGAGCGCTACCCGTGGCTGATGTTGCTGCACTCTCAATTCCCGTAGATACCAGCGGTGTAGATAAGGCCACTGACAGTCTCAGCAAGCTGGCAGGGCAGGCCGAAAAGACCGAAGGTGCCGCCATCAGTCTCACCACTGCGGTGGAGGGATTGGCGTCAGCCTGGATGGGAATGCAGCTTCTTGAGCTGGCCAAGAATATTTTCGAAGTCAGCACTCGCTATGATATGCTCGGTGCGACCATGGATGTCATGGCCAACAATGCGGGTCGCTATGGCTATGAGCTTCGTGACATGCAGGCCCAGATGGAGAAGGAAGGAATCAGCGCCCTGCAAGCTCGCAAGAGTTTGGAAATCATGTCAGCCGCGCACATTGAACTTTCTAAATCCACGCAGTTGACCAAGGTGGCCATGAATGCCGCAGCCATCGCTGGAATTGATGTTTCTACTGCCATGGACAATATCGTGCGGGGGCTGGCGTCAGGTGAAACGCGCATCCTTCGGCATATGGGCTTGATGGTAAACTTCAAGCAAGCCTACAAGGACTACCAGGAACAGGTGCTTGGTTCCACTCGGGCTCTTACGGCCGATGAACAGGCCCAGGTTCGTATGAATGCCACCCTACAAGAAGGCGAACGGCGACAGGGGGCCATGGCTGCGGCGGCTGCTACCACAGGGGGGCAGCTCGTATTCATGAAGGCACAGTTCACAGATCTGCAAACCCTGCTAGGAGAAGCATTCGGAGATGCCGCCCTGGTGGTGGTGAAGGAAATGGGTGAGGCCCTGCGGAACCTCATAACCGATATGAAGGAATGGTTCAATAGTGGCGAAGGCCAACTCTGGGCAAACAGCATGGCCCACAGTTTTACCACTGTGATATCATATGTCAGAGCGTTCGCGGAATCTATTTTTGAAAACATTCGCATTCTTGAGATGCTGGGCGCGGCTTACGCTGGTGTGAAGGTTGCCGGGTGGCTGATGTCATGGAGGGAATCAATTGCGGCATGGGCTGGCGTTTCTAGATTGACTGCGGCTGAGGTGGTGGCAGATGATGTCGCCACAGGCACCAAACGAATTTCTGTGGCCAATGCTACAGCGGCTGGCATTATCAAGGCTGAAGCCATGCTGGCTGAGGCACAGGTCATGCACGCGAACGCCGCTCGCGATGCCTACACCATGGAAATTGCCCAACTCAACACACTGTGGAAGACAAAAGAATTCTACGCAGAAATGGAACTTAAAAGGACTGTAATCGCAGATGGTATCACGGCTGCGGTTGCGCGGCAAGCTGTCGCGAATACGGCGCTGGCAGGCTCTGAAGCACTGGTGGCAGAAGGAACTGCGGCTGTAGGGGCTGCTGCTGCCGGGGCTACCCCCGCTGTCACAGCTTTCGACGCGGCTGTTGCAGGACTGGGCGGATGGATCACTATCGTTGCTGCTGCCATCGGGGCGCTGGCGATGTGGTGGGCTACCAGTGGAGATTCTTCAAAGGGAAGAACTGATAAAGTAGTTCAACTCGCTGATGACCGAATTGCGGCCTTGCACAAGGAAATAGAAGCTTATCATGATGCCGAGATAGAAGCCAAACGGCACCAGGATAACGAAAGTGGAAAGGGCCCCTACCGGAGCGAAGTCACGGCGGCATCGGCTGGCCCATTGAAGATCCTCATTGGAGATATTGAGAAACTTGAAGCCGAAGCCAAGATCTACCGAGATGCTCTGTCCGACGCCAATCTATACACGTCCGAGGGGGCTGAAGGACTAGCTGAGATAGAAGGTCGTATCGCCGCCCTGCAAGGGAAACGAAAAGAAATGGAAGCGGCCACGGCTGCGGTGGCTAAGATTCATCAGGAAGAAGAACAGAAGCGGATAGATGCTCGTAAGCAGGATGAAGCCGCCGCTGTCAATGAAAAGAATCTTGCGTATCTTAACCGTATTGCTGAACTCAAGCGTAAAGAGTTCGACTACGACATGCAGGGGCGCGGGTTTTCTAAAGAACTTCTTACCCAGTTGAAAGAACAGGCTGATCTGGAAGCCAAGATCGAAGAAGTTCGCAATAGAATGAATCAGAAGAAGAATCCAGAAACTCGCGCACAAGGCACTGCAGAAATCACTCAACTGACGCACACGGCCACGGCTGCTCAGGCTGCGGCAGAACGCGATGCAGAAACTAAGGCCCGCGAAAAGGCCATGAACGATATTGATGATGCCGTGGCCAAGAACACCAACATCATAGAAGCCAATAGAAAGAAAATCGCAGAAGCGGGGATGACTGATCATGAGATCGCGCTGCAAAGGATAAGTGATCTGGCTCTTCTAAGAACATATGATGGAGATCCTGCGGTATCGCCAGAACGTCTGGCCATGTATGTTGAAGAACTTAACAATCAAGAAGCCGCGCTTCGCAAAATAGCAGAAGATCATAAGTTGATCTCTGAAGGCACGGCCATGAACAAGAGTAAAGAAACTGGCGATAACGCGCTGGGTCACTTGAATGATGTTCGCGATGCCATGGCCTGGAACAATTATCTTGAAAAAGGCCCCGCCATGCTGCGTGAAGTCTACGTCAAGGAGTGGACTGCCATTCAGGAAAAGAGTAATTCTGTGATGGGGGCCATG